TTTTTTCTCTACTACCCCTTTTTTTTTTTTATTATACTGAAAGAAATAGCCGTTATAGTCGTTTTTCGGGGCGGTCGCCTGTACGGCTGCCATAACAACAAATCCGTCCTTGCTTATGTTCTTTGGGTTTAACATGATTAAGTCCACATCGCTTGAAAAATTACCAACGTTAATTTCTTCAATTTTGCCCTTTTGAACATAGTTACTTTTTATTTCGATTGGGAAACCATCAAACGGCTCGGTACAATCATCCATCCACTTAAATTGATAGCGTTCGGCCATATCGAATTTATCAAAGGAATATTCACCACGTGCGAAACTCCACGGCTTACCATTGCGCGCATTTTTTAATTGCGTAAGGTCATAACCTACTTGCGCTTGTCCATCGTAAGTGCCGCCGTTGTTGAAATAGCTAATGTGTTCAATGTGTAGTTTTTTGTCCTCAATGAACCAATAGCACCGGCAAGTGTCACGCAGCATGTTGAATAACATTTGTAGTGTACATAATGCCTTTTGTGCCGGGTCTTGATACTCACTTACAATGATGTTACTTTTGGGCGTAATAAACAACCTTTGTTCTTGTCTTGTAATCGGATTTACCTCACCATACAGAAACTTTGAGCATGTTTCATCGCTCACAAATCGCACATCACTGATTTTTTGCAACAAAACATCAATACAACTCCCCAACTCATAGGCGTCCTTTAACTCAATATCCGCGCGGCCGTCTTCCTCTGCTAGATTGTCCTCAAATTTGAACTTAAACCAAAAAGAAAGCATATCCCACGTATCTTTACCAATCGGATAGTACTTTTCGCTATAATATGGCGGCATGTAGTATAGGCCATCTTCTCGCTTTCCGTATTCGGTTGGCTCTTTGCTGCCCCTTGATGTGGTGACGATGTTGCCCATATTGTAGCCAATTGCGTAACGATAGTTACGATTATTCTCTACTAAATCATCATCGGCAATTTGGTAAGTGTCTTTATCTAGAATTTTTGTTTTGTCCAACAAAAGCCTTGAAAAAACACTTACATTCTTTATCTCGACCTTAACGGAATGTGTTACAAATTGGTCGGGCTTTGGCTTATTACCAACATTATGTACACCATCATTCTCAACATTAGAGTATATGAGTTGTTCAAACTCTATTACACCGCCTTTTAAAATGCGGATATAGCTGAAGTTTGTAGCCCTATTTATGTTTAGTTCTATCGTGTAAATTCCGTTGTCAACCCTTGTTAACTTGTGTATTGTGTTATTGCCATTATTCTGCGTATCTGTAAGGTTATATGTGCCGTGATATTCTGACGTGTCTTGGCCATAACCAACGCCGAAAACGGCCGCCGTTATTTTCTCGTACGTTTTTGCAAAATTGTACTTCCTAGTTAGTTCATTGATATTGTCCACACGCTGCTTTACTTCCTGCTGCCAATTTGACCCCGAAAGGAAACAAGACACATATTTGTCACCTTTTTTGTAGACTTGAATTAAAGGCCGTTTTGTTAACAACAAGTGTTCAGTGTGTGGGGCTAACTGAATAAGATTGTACTCTTTTTCTAAGCCCGCCAAAACGTCCGTGTACTCGTCTATAATGCTCGGTTGAACGGTCAAAACCTTGTCGAACTCGTCTATAACACAATCAGTGCGCATAAACTTGCCTTGCCAATAATTAGTCCATGTTTTTCCGAAATCGTTGGACTTCTTAATAATGATATTGTATATCGTATCAAATGGCGCATTCATTATCAATTCATAATCCTTGCGCAAAAAAGTAAGCTTGCCGTTCAGTTTCTTGCGAAAAAACTTTTGTCCGCTTTCTTGCTCAAAGTCTATGCTTAAATCATCCTTATAAATTGGGGCGGTCGCGTGTTCAACTGCGTCCGTCCCCAATCTTAGATAAAACTTATATATTGGATTTATCATTTTCTTATAATTTTACGTGTCAAATTCTTGTACTGAATAATCGTTGAGCCGTCCGTATCGTTGTAAACTCTGCGTTCGTTTTGCTCGCGGATGCCCCGAACATTGTCGCTTAACTCGCTTAAATTCGGCTCGCTCTGTTTCATCGTTATTTCAACCCCTCGGCCTGCAAATGCGTTCGAGAAGTTCTCCTCAAACGTTCCGTTGTTAAGCGATTTAATCACATCGGGAATAAGCCTGCGATAACGCTTGGAATTGCGTTTGTTTATCACTGCGAAAAACTCGCCGCCCTCTGCTCTGCGCTTAGTGCCGTCCTTTTTCGTGCCTAAATCAACATCGTTTCCACTCTGATGTGAGCCGCCCTCCAACAACTCGACAGTACCCTCGCCGTAACTCTCTGATTGTGAACGTGTCATTTGCATTGCCTTTATTTTGGCGAAAGCGAATGAACCCCACATAACGGCTATTGCTGGGATAGCCCAAGGAAAGCCTAATTGCGACCATATTGTTGACGTGGCTGTTACCAAGTTACCTATCTGCTGTAACGCTTGGATAGCCGCTTGCGCCTTTTGGGCTTTCTGCTGCTCCTTTAACGCTTTTTCTTGGTTTCGTTTCGCCAAATCTAGTTCTTTTTGTGCATATTCCACATTAGAGGCATATCCATTCGCACGCGCCTCGCGCTCTGTGTCTAGCACCTTTTGAGCATTGTTCACCCTGTTGTCTGCGTGCTTTACCTCTGCATCAGCTGCGGCCACCTCTGCGGCAATCCACGTGTTAAGAGCATCCAACGCATAGTTTAGCGATGTGTCAATAGCTTCTTTTTGTTCGTCTGACAAATTAAGCCCTAACATGCCATATATCGAGCCACTTTGCTCCTTGCTTTTGCTCTCGCCTATTTCTTGGTTTATCTTCTCAATTGTATTCTGTATCGTGGCAATCTCAATATCTGACAATTGAGTACCAGCAATTTTGTTCAACTCCAAAATCTTTTGCAAGCGTGCTTTTTCGGCCTGTAAACGATATTGTGTTTTGCGTTCCTCTGAATTTTTGAGCAACTCAAATTCACTATCTGCTAGTGCTTGTTGTTGGTCAAATATTGCTAATTGCGCCTTTATATACTCATCGGCCACACCTCCGCGCTTGGCATCGAACTTCGCGTTAATATCGCCAGTATCTTGTCTTTGGTCTGTCGGCTTGGCCGCATTTTCTTTTAGTGCCTGTTGTCGCTCATTCTCGATTAACTCTAACTTTAATTGCTGTTCTTGCTCACTGCCTTTCTTCACGGCATCTAAGCGGAGTTTAATGGCATCGGCCTGCACTTTCAATATTTCTGTTTCGTGCTTTTCCTCCATATCCTTTAACACTTGATTTTGCTTTTCTTGCAAAGCCGCAATTGTGTTGGTAATATCTGTGCGCCGCTGTACCTCATTAGACTTCAATAGCGTTAATGAGTGCTGCAAGTCCTCTACTTGTCGAGTGTAGTAATATTCGGTGCGCTTGCGCTGCTTGTCATAGCCCTCTTCCAATAGGTCTAACTCTGCATCCTCCGCTTTACGTTTGGCGGCTAGCGTTTCTTGATATGCCCTTTCGGCCGCTGCGGCCGCTTTCTCGGCGGATTTGTCCACTTTCTTTTTATTGCTACCTGTCGGCGTATAGTCTGTAATTGTCTTTGTCTTCTCTGGCTCTACATTCGTGGCTGTCGATTGTGGCAGCGCAATGTTATCCAACTTCTTGCCGCTCGTGGCAGAGTTGAAACCATCAATAAATGCCTTGCCAATATTCTTGCCTGCGCTTATTACATCATTATTGACTTCATCAGAAGTTTGTTTGACAGCCTTGCCGAAACTAAGAAGACTATTCTTAAAGCCATTTGTAATGCTGTTGCGAATACCATCCACGCCTTTTTTAATCTTGTCAAAATCAAAGTTGACAATACCCTCCATTGTTTCGCCAAAGCCTGCCAAAACTCCCGTTACCGCTTTGAATGCACTTTGAACGCTTGTAACAAAAGCATCGAGCAAACGGCCAAACCCTTTAAACATATCTATTACAAGGTTGTTCAGAAGTCGGCCAACTTCAAATAATATCTTAAATTGCGCCACAACGTTAGCCACGGCCAACCTAACGGCTAGCGTTTTGTTGTACATGTTAATAACCCAATTCACAACGTCTATACAGCCTTTAACAATAGCCGTTAGCCACTTAGTGGCAATTAGTTTGGCTTGGTCGACAACACCCTCAAAACCTTTGTCCGTCACGTCAAATAATGCGCTCATAGCATCGTTAAGTTCGGATGTGGCCTTTATCTGCTCTTCCTGCGCCTTGCCCCACTCGCCTGTCTGCTCCTTGGCCTTGTCTATACTGGTGGTCATTGTGTCCAGTTGCTCAATTAGCTTTATACCTGCATCCGCGCCGTTCTTTCCGAATACGTTCTTTAAAATCGCGCCTACCTGCGTGCTGTTTGCGCCAAAATTTTTCATCTTGGTGCTTATCTCCTGAATTACATCGAATGTGCTGCGCGCTCCCGTGGCTAGGTCTTTTTGGACTTGGTTGACATCCACACCAATATCTTTCATCGCGCTCTGCGTGGCCGTACTCATTTCACGGATTTTCTTAGATGCCATTGTGATAACCTCTAAGCCCTTATCACTGAATATTCCGCTACGCGTTTGCGACAAGATAGCCACCATTTCACTAGCACTTATGCCTGCATCGTGGAATGTGGCCGAATAGTTCTGTATCTTTTCGAGCATATCCCCCGACAAGTCTGCGCCACTGGCGTAACCATCCTCGACAACTTTTAGGGCTTGTTTTGCGTTCAGCCCGAAATTAGACATAAGCACGTCAACGGATGCTAGGGTATCTTTATAATCATGCCCCATAACATCGGCACATGCCTGTATCTCATTGCGCACGCTTATCAGTTCGTGACCCGTTAGCCCTGTAAACTCCTTAGTTAGTCGAGTTGCCTCTACTAGACCTGCGTTATAGTCGTACCACCATTTAAAGGCCGCGCCGGCTGCTGCTATTCCTGCGATGCCCAAAAAGACGGGGTTAGCCATCAAAGTCAAAAGCGATGCCCCCAACGCCTTAACGCCGTCACCAATGGCGGCCAATGCGGTCTTAACGCCGCCACCACTCTTGCCTACCTCGATAAGACTTTCACCAAACTTGTTGTTCAGCCCTAGGGCGGATTTTATTTTTTCCTGATAGCCCGAAACGCCGCCGCTTATGCTCTCGAATTGCTTGCCGAAATCACCATAATTGCCAACATTAAGCTGGTGTTTGCCTGTTACTTCTTGCAGACGTTTCATCTCCTCGTATATTTCGGCCGTTTGCTTTACAAGCTTTCGCCCCTCCTCGGTCTGCTCACGTTCCGCGCGTGTCATGCCGTTGAGGTATATTTTATTGATAGAATATTGCGCGGATAGCTTATTGTAACTCCCCTCGGCCGACTGCGCTAGCTTAACGTTAAGCTTGTTCAACTCATTAGCCTCGCGTGTGGCCTGCTTTAACTCGGCTATCTTCTTGGCCGTTTCGCTTTCTGCAAAAGCCGTTTCGCGGTACGCGCGCGCCAACTTCTCGGCATCGCTCGATGCCTTGCGCGTGGCTTGCCGCCCCTCTTCTGTCGCACCGCTCACACCCTTTAAGCTAGCCGTTAATTGAATGGCCTCGCCCTTTATGTTCTTGAGCGTATTGGTGTATGTGTCCGAAAGTTCGTCTAACTGCTTAATCAAATCAGTTATCGAATTATCGGGCGAAACTAAATCTTTATAGTGTATAGGGTTTACATCTGTTGCCATGTTATGCTATTTATTTTGCGCCTGTCGGCTTTGTTTCTGTCTTATCGCGTATCTATTCACTTAATGCTAGATAAGGCCACTAGGGCAAAATTATGCCCTAGCCGCCTTATTCTGTCGCTTAACTTCATCTTCCATGTATTCATACGAGTTGAAAAATTCTAGCACGGTAAATTCTTTCGGGTTTACATGTAAATGCTTGCTCAAAACTAGACACATGTTTTCAAACTGCTTATCGTATTTTATTTCAACACTCTCCTTACCCTCGTACGATTTGGGCTTAGTATATGTTATAAGCGTGTCCGTTATCTGCTCTATCTGCTGTTTTGTGTATTCATTATTCCCTCCCTCGGCAATATCCTGCAAAACTAGTATTGTGTGCCGCTTTAACTGGTCGTAATACTCTTTTGTCGAAACATCGTCAAATGAGTTTGGAAAGTAAATGCGCAAGTCATCTTCTATTTTTTTTTTGACCGCTCCAAACTGGGCGGCCAACTGGCTAATACTAACGCTACTAAGCATGCCTAGTGTTTCGCGTAAGGCATCATCGGATATATCATTACGTGGCACTCCGTCTACTTCTGCCACAAGGCACGCGAATGCGCTGTGTTTCGGGCTTAACTCCGCTTGCACTGCGTATAGGTTTTGCCGCATATTCAACAATTCTTGCCCCGCTGCATCCTTGTTGCCGCTTTGAATATACCGCACAACGCGTTCTATGTGTGCATCGAAGTCGGCTAGGTCTGACCCTATTCCTGCATCGACTAGCAGAAGTTTGTTGTACTTGTGAAATCGCTTTATTGGCAATTCCGAAATATCATCGTACAACTTCACCACATGCTTTCCCAATCTTATTTGTTTCATAACAGATAACGCGTTAGGGGTGTGGCAAAAAGTGGCAATGCAATGTAACTCGCATCATGCGATAGCACGATAAGAATAAAAGTAAGCAAACAGCACATCCACCAACTTAAACAAAAGTCACAATGCGCCATCTTGGAGAAAAACTCATTGCCTTTAACTTGCAAATGCTCGATAATTCCAATCTTTCGCAAAAATAAAAGCACAAAAGCGGCCAAAAAGGACACTAATATAACTGCATTCAAAAATTCTACTCCCATGATTATTTAATTTTTTATTCGTAACAAGGCTCGTTATATTTTATTTCTCCCTCAATTCGGCACGCCCAATAAGGGTGCATCAAATATTGGTTCGTAATTTCTTCTAGCGTGTACCCCTTATAAATGTTCTCTGATAATTCGTATATCTTATTGAACTCATAGCCGCAATTTGGGTGTTTAAACCCTCCATTTAATTCGCGTAATAGCTGTGCTTTCAGTTGCTCCGTATTGCGGTTTTTCGTTTCATCAAAAACGCGCCGCAAGTCCACCCACACAATTAACGCAAAGGGCGTTTTGATTGTATTCTGTACACCTCGGTTGTACGGCTCTATTCTGTGCGGCTCGGTCACATCGAAAAAAGCGAAATTGCCTATATTGCCATCGGGACTAACGCCTAGATAGTCGTTATCATAGTTGCCCTTGGTGTAATTCGTGCCGCCTGCATAGACAAACGGCTCTTTGTAAGTCCTGCCGTTAACAATTCGCGTAATACGTTGCGCGCGGCCAAATATGGCATCTAGCCAACCTATTGTGTTGGCTAAACCCAGCTGCAAATCTGCTATTGCCTTATCTAGCATAACGGCGTTATCCATTATTGGCGTTATTGCCTTTTTGTTTGTCATTGCCCTCATTTTGCTAATTTGTCTTTTAATTTCTCCATAATTTCGGGGTAAATGTACTCCCAAATCAACTCCGCGCGATGCTCTGCGTTTAAGCCCATTATTTCGCCATACTTCTTTACTAATTCCTCCGTCTTAAAGTCACTTGCTTTGATTGTAAAACTTTCGTTTCCGACTTCAATGAAAAAAGAACTTTCAAACTCGCCCTCATCACGAAGTGTTACGCGGTTGGTTGGCTGCCCCTTTTCTTCCTTTATTCGGATTGTAAGCGGCCTGTAAGGCTGGTAATCTGCAATTGACATTCCGAGCGCATTCTCGCCTTGCTCATATAGCTGTACTTCTGCGTTCATATCGACAATAAACGGTTCATTGTCGATTATGATTTGCGCAATATACTCACCATTTGTTAGCTTGTCATTGAAATCGCGCAACTTGTCTGCGAGTTGCTTAAAAACCATTACACCACCCTGTATTTAACGCCATGATTGTTGCATTTCAAACAAATGCGGTCTATCCCTTGCGTGTTCAATCGTAAGGCCGCATAGGTCTTCTTTAACTCGTGGCCTAGGCCGCTTGGTCTTGTTCCACTGGTGTTGCCGTCCAATTCATAAAGCAAGTCCATACGGCTGGCATTGACTTGGTTTCGGTTCACTCTCGTTTCGGGATTAAGTGCCATCGTTCGCAATACTATGGCCGCTACTTGCTGCTGCAAGGCCGTGGCAAATATGCTGCGCTGCTCGACAATGAACTCCGACAAGTCACACGATACGGACACTTCCACGTTTAGGCCAAAATTGAATGTGCTTTGATAGATTATATCGCCGTTATCGAATAATTCGGGGCGGTTGCTCCAATTGCTGTCAACGCCTTTCTTAAAGGGGCTAATTTGTAAATATTTTGTGAGTTCGCGCCACACGTTAACGTCACCCATATTGCACGTACCGCATGGCTCTCTACTCCAATCCTTTGAAACGTTGATACTCTCCATCCCAATAGGCAAGGCGTTTTGGTCGTAACCCACATACCACGAGCCACCCGAATTAGTGTTGTGACCCATGTAAGGCAAATACCAATCTTTGGGCGAAACCCAAACGAACATGCCGTTAGCCTTTGTTATCTCCACATCGACAAAAGAAATTGGCTCAACGCGTGACGAATGGAACAAGTATAAGCGTATTGTACCAGTTGCCCCCGACACTTGCAGCCCTATACGCTCTATTTTGGCAGTAACTCCCATGCTGCGAATAGGCGTTAATTCCATCCCTACAAATGAGTTGGTATTCTCAATAACATTGTTAATTCGCCCTGCACCATCAAAAAAAGAAACGCGGTCGAGTAACGTTTTCGTTTCCTCGGCCAACTCTTTTGTTTGGATAAAAGTCTGTACCATCTTGCGAATACCTGCGCGCGTTAGGTCTTGTAGATACTCGTTTAGTAGGTCATATCCTGCCCACGGCTTGTCGCCTGCGCCAAAATCTTGTCGCGAATAATCATCGTTAAAATCACTCACGTTGTTGTCTGGAATTTCGTTTACACTCTCCCTTAATGCAATGTAAACTCTATCCCTATATCTTACTTTTTGGCCGCGGTGGTACGTCCTAAACTCGTTCCATTCGGGATAATGAAATATAAAGTCTTCGGGAATGATTGAACGGATATTGTTAAGCGTAACAAGGGGGTGCGCATCTTGGAAAAGCAAGCCGCTTTCGCTCTTTGTCAAATCTCCGTTAATTGCCTTGGCTGGGTTGTAATCTTGTCGCCACCCAACCAAATTCAACAACTTATCTTCGATATAACCTAGTCTATACATATAATCTTAAAAAGCAAAGTGAGGGGATAGGGTATAACCCCACCCCCTCGGTACACATTATGAAAAAAACAACAAAGTTAAACCGCTTTTGTCTTAACTGGATTGGCGTTGTCGTTGGTGATAAACACGGGGTTAGCCGTGGGTATTCCGCTAACTGAATTAGCAATTTGGAATTTCATCACAGGGTTTGGAATGGTGGTCGGCGCACTGTTGTAAGCTACAACAAAGCAAACATCGACACTAAACCCGTAATATTCTTTGGGGCTACAAGTCAAGTCGGCCGTGCCTTTTCCGTTGGTCGCGCTTTGGTCGCCCGTGGTGTCTGTCTTGTGATAGCCTAATACCAAATCGAACCAAGGTAGCATAACCGTACCCCACTCGTGGCCAGTTGCTTTCGCATTGCGCAAAGCATCGCGGTCTACTCTTGTGAGAATAGCGCAATTACCATCCTCAACAACGTAACCAGTACCGAACTTGCCAGTTTCGTTAGCAATAGAATTGGTGTAGTGTAGGATTTTGTCGGTGAACTCCAAACGCTTGTTCTTCTCGTTGTAAACGCCGCTTTGTGCTAGCTGCCTAACGTGCATATCAATGCCCGAATTTCCAATAACGTGCAATTGTCCGCCGTACTTGTTAGCACGCATCATCGCACCGCTATCGCCTAGAATGCTTTCACGCATAAGCCAAGGCACGTTAATAACATTGCCTGTCTTATCGTAATAAGCGGGGTTGTTGAAAACTTGCGTTTTGCCCAATTCCAAGGCGGCTACTGCTAGGCTGTCAATCTTCTCAAGGAGCGCACGCGCGCAATTCTGATACTTGCGTAACATATCGCGCTGCAAACCAATGCTGTTGTTTGAATAGGCGGACGGAACAACAGAAAAACCAGTGTTCAAACTTGTCCAAACAAGTTTGAACAGCTTAGAAGTGTTGTCGTTGTCTGGGATAGTACACGTGCGCGAGTTCGTTACCGTTACTCCGCCGTTATAGTCTAACACGGGGATAGACACGTCTTTACCCATGCTGCTAAATGCGGCTTGGCGCACGTCTTCGGGAACGATTGACGTGGGCGAGTTCGTTTGCTGCATAAAGAAGTCAAACGCGCCGTATTCGCCCATCTGAACCATATTACGGTCTAGTTCATTTGCTTGTAGTCGTAAGTCTTGTACTACGGTTGCTAATAGGGACATAATTTTTTATTTTTTATGTGTTACGAAAAATAGGCTAACCCACTGCCCGAATAATAATACTAAATAACTGGTAAGGCTTTGTATTCCTCGCTTTCGCCGCAAATTTTGTCCATCTGTACATAATAGTCTTTTGAACCTCTAACAATGCCCTGCGCGGCTAGTGTCTGTGCTGCTAGGTCGATGAACTCCGAACGGGTCTTTGCACCCGAAACGCTAATCGTTGCGCCACCGCCTTGTCCTGTTGGCTTAGTGCCGCTACCGCCCTGTGTCTGCGTGTCTAGGACTTTCATTTCATTCAATTCACGCGTTATCAGTTCAGCGGCTGAATAAGGCATCAAGTTGGTAGCCGCATTGCGCATTACGCTGCCGTCTTCATTGTGGAATGTAAGGACTTTTCCGCCCTTGCCATCGTCCTCGAATTGAGGTTTGAACCCTTTAACCTTTTCGAGTGTTTGAGCAACAATCATTTTTGTAACGTTTTCAGGCAATTCGGCTTTAAACTTCAAATTGGCGGTTGCGTTACGCAGTTCATTCTCAATTCGATTGTTAAGCAATTGCTTTTCAAAGTCGCCTTTTTGCCTTTCGTTCGTTTTTTTAAGTTCGGCAAACTCTTTCTGAACGTTGGCCAAATCCGCCTTTGCTCTTTCAAGCTGTGCCGTAACCTCCTTGTTGTCGCCACCCTTTGCGACAATCTCCTCTAAGCGTTGTTTTTCTGCTTTGAGGGCTTCAATTTCAGTTTGGTGCGCTGCCGCTCCGTCTGCTTTCGCTTTCAACTCCAAAGCGGCGCGCTTGAGGTAGTTGTAAGTTTTCTCATCGCCATTGCGCGCTATACCCGTTGCGCTTGCAATGCTTTCGTCCATACCTCTGTACAACTCACCTATGCGGCGGCCGATAACGTCATTTTCGTCGTTTTGGCTCATTTGAACCAATGCGCTAACTTGCTGGTCTGTTAAGCCTGCTAATTCTGTGTTAGCCTTAATCGTTTCTTGCGTTAATGCCATAATATAACTTACCCTTTGTTATTAATGTAAAATAAACTTTCTTTACTTGCTCTGCTTTTTGCCCTCTGACTGCTCTGCCTGCTTGTCGCGTTCGGCTAGTGCCTTGGCTACTGCCTGTTCAATGGCGGCGGCCTGCGTTTTTTCAAACTCCTCGCGTTGGTGTTGTAAGGCTTGTTTAATCTTGTCTTGCTCTTCCTGTGCGGCGCGTGCGGCGGCCTGTTCGGCTTGCAAGGCTGCTTGTTCTTCTTGTTTCTTCAAGAACTCGCGTGGGTCGTGCAAAACTTTCAGAGTGTAACCTAACTTCTTAAAGTTGCTTACGTTTCTCTCGAAAGTCTGAACGCCGAACACATCAGTTGTTGGCGTATGTACTGGCTTACCTGTCTTCGGGTCGTACTCCTCCATCCAAAGAGCCACGTGGTACAGATGTTCTGTACCCTCCTGTACTTTGTAGTCTTCCGCTATTTGGTCAAGCGGGCTTTTGTTGTTGTCCTGCATAATCGTTAAATGTTTGTTTAATAATATCTATTTTCTTGTAAAAGTCTATTTCACTGCCAAAATCTAATATATTGGCGTTCTCTCGTTCAAATTTTCTAACAAAGTTAGAGAAATTCAGCTTAACTGCCAAATCTTCATTGGAAATAATGCCCTTACCATGATATTCTGCCACTTCTGAAAGTGTCAAGTGTGGGTATGGCTCTAATTCTCGTAAGATTAGCATTCGCTTTAACTCCGCTGGGTTATTACGATACTCCGTTTCCAAAATTTGAGTTTGCAAGGCATCTAGTTCGGCATCACTCGCGCCGCTGTCCTTGGCATCCTTGTATTGCTTGCGGAGGTCGTTCGCGCTCAAATTGTAGAACTCTGTGCCGTAACTGATTGTTGCGCCTAAAAAGCCCTTTTTGTAACGAAGTAGGCAAATTGTTGTGTCAACCCACTTTTGAGCATCCTCAAAGCCTTTCTTAATATTATTCAGAATGGTTGTTTGACTTTCAAAATTGGCGTTAACTTGCTTTTCGTTGATTGCCTGCGAGTTTATAAGCCCCTCGGTGTCTGTGCCTACACAAGCCTTAACAATATCCGTTTCAAGCCTTACGCTTTCCTCCGTGTTGTAGTCCAAAGAACTGCGGTCAACGGTAAGCATCTGAACGGGATTGCGCAAGTCGGGTTGTTCCTCGCCGCTTGCGCTCGTGTGCGGTATTGGTATCTCAATGAAAGAGCCAACGCCCGCTATTCGCTTATCGCCACACTTCGGGCATCGCATAAGTAGGCCGTTAGCATCATACAGATAGTTGTCTTTTTTGTCTTTCAGAAAACCGCCGTCACAACGCTCGCCGCTCTCGTCATTGCGGTAATCGCATTCCATTTCGTAACCGCTGTAAATCGGATATGCGCCGTATAAGTCTAAGTTTCGCTTTGACAAGTGGAAAAACAAAAACCATTCAAGCGACTCCAATTCAAGCGATAAGGGGCTTTTCTTTATATCGGGGTTTGCGATATTCAATGGCTCTCCCCAAAAGAACCTTGCCGGCGTATAGCCTAGGCCGTGCGACTTCTCAACGATAGGACTTGTAGACAATACGCCATCCTTGTACGAATATACACGATAATAAGCATCGTCCAATATTGCGATTTGGTCATTAGGCTGCTTAAATGCGATGTATTCCATTTGTCCGCATGGCTTGGCTAGGTAGCTTATAACGTTGTCAATAGTCAACCAATAAAAATAAGGCTGCTCGTACTCGTCCGACTTGTTAGGCTCGTGCGGCATATCGACTACAAGAATTGAATTGATTTCGGTCTTAAAATAGTCCCATCCGCGCGTTGCCCAAATTTTAGGCTCATTCAATACCTCGGTGCGGTACTTCTCCCAGTCTTCTCGAAGACTTGTGTCCGTAAACTGGTAGTTAAACGCGGGGTTTCGTCCATCGAACACGCGGCTTAACTTGTCAAAAATAGTTCCTGCCGTCCTATTCGTTCTAACTGGAAAGCGAAACATTAGTTTGAATTGCCTAAACTTATCCTTTGGCAATAAGTTGCCAACCATGCCCAAAAAATCAGAAAGCGGCCTATTAAGGTTAGGCGTTACATTCGTGCAAGTGTGGAATTTTATCCGCTCTTGCTGCGCACACGCATTGGCGATAGTGCCTTTATTGTTCGGCTGCTCGATTATCTTCCGTATATCGTTTAAACTCAATATCATGGCCGTTGAATGTGTATTTACTTTTTTCGGGCAAACGCCACCCGCCATTGTTGGGCATTGCCAACAGGCGAGCGGCGTGTGTTACTTCAAACTCTCGCGTTACGCCCAAAGTGTCGTTGAACAACTCTAATAACGTAACCTTGCATCCCATACTTACGCGTTCTTTAAGTCCGTAAGTGGGTTGTAGTCGTCGGGCGTGATAATTGCAAAATCATCGCTCCAATTCGGGAGGAAACTCCAACTAACATTATTGCTGTCGGGGTTTTCAAATCCGCCAAATCCTTTGTCACTGATAAACAAGTTAAAAATTGGGATTGGCGTAACTGCGCCTTTGGCATCCTTGATAGCACCAATTGCGCCGTCCTCGTTCACAAGGAATACACCTAGGTTTTGGACATCCGTTTCGCAACTGAGGTACTTCATTGCCTTAATCTGCGATTGAGGGGCATTGCGGATAACGCACGTGAACGCGGTAGGCTCTCGGCCAATGGTAATTTCAATGCCGCCCAAAGTGTCGTTGCCGCCACCAAACTTGCGTGCCGCTCCCGGTTCTGCACTTGGGGCTTGCAGATAAGGGGAAACTACTATTTTCGTGCTGTCATTGGCCGCAAGAAGTGGCGTTAAGTTGGCTAACTTGGTGATAGGCTTTTCAGTTGTGAAAGCGTTGGGCTTGCCGTTATCTTGGCGCAAACGCTGAAAAATTACTTTTTGAATTTGTCCGAAACCCTCCGAACATGTTGCGTTCGGTATTGATTTAAGAGCCGCTAGCCCTGGACACTGACAAAATCTAGCCATATTTACTTTGTTTAATTATTAATAATTATGAAACTTGTAACTTACAAACTCTAACCCATTGAGTTTCATGGGACAAATATACGTTTTTTTTTTCACACATGAAAGGAATTGGCAAACAAATTGCACTTCTGCTAGTTCCTGCGTATCACTCCACGCGTTTGCTTGCCGTACGGGTGTATGTTCTTTGTTGCGATTTCTTTTTCGTACACGCCTGTAAGGCCGTCTTCTATATCATCGTGCTTATTGGCTCTAAAATTGCGTAAAAAACTCGTCAAATGCTCGTGTATTGTCGGATAACGCTTTTCCCATCCGAACGGCATAACGATGCTTTGATTAACCATTGCCGAACTTGTTATGATACGACTTTCTTTGTTATTGCTTTGGTGGAATGGTATTGTTAACGCCTTAACTTTCGTCTTCACCACTTTTTCAAATTGTGAACCGCCGTTATTACTTTCTATCCACGCTTTTTGCGTGCCATTCCGGTTAATCATTTCGGGAATAGTTATTGTTGTCACGTCTGTCGGCTCATCCGTGGCTATCATATCAGTTACCAATGCGAACAAAATAGGCTCAAAATTGCCCGTCCGTTCGTTGTAGGCTTTGTTCGGTGACAAATAAATATCATAGCACACCGAAAAAAGCATATCATCGCCCTCATCCGCTACATCAGTATAATTGCCGCTGCGTACGTATGTGCCATAGTCTGACTTTTCAACCCATGTTTTAAAAGGTTGATACAAAAGCCCCTCCGCGCTGCTTGGATTGCCTTGGTGCAAGCATTGGAATTGCACAGGGTCTAATGCTTGCTGCTCTTTAAGGCGTGCAAGGCTGTGCCGCATTGGCCATAACGGCGTATCTTCCTCCCGTTGGTCTATCTCGGTAGGCGGACTAGTCTTAATAGCCTCGTAATTTATGCGAACCCACGCACCACTTGGAATGTTGTCCAAATCTGACCAATTTTTGACATCGATTATCTTTTCATTCGTTTTCTCCAAACGGCCTATAATATCATCCTTGTTCCATCGAGTGAACACAATAAGTTCTTGGCTATCGTTGTGCAGACGTGTGCGCACAACGGTTGTGTACCACTTCCACGCGGCATCGCGAACAATAGGGCTATTACCCTCGGCATAGTCCTTGTAAACGTCATCGAGTATCGCAATATCAACCGTTTTACTTGTCAATGCTCCACCACGGCCAACTACACGAAGTGAACCTTTATGCCCAACTATTTCAAATACATTGCTATTCCGTAAGCTATTGTTTGCAATGGTAACCACATTCGAGCCGTTAAGACATGTATTAGGAAAAACTTTGGCGTAACGCTCGTTATCAATTATTCTTTGTACATCGCGGTTGAAGTCTTGCGCCACGGTTGCCGCATAAGAGCCTATACAAATACGTTTTTCGGGGTCAATACCTAAAATAAAGGCAGGCAAAAAACGGCTACTTCCTTGCGACTTACCATGCTGTGGCGGTGCTTGCACTATTAGTTTGCGTATCTTACCATGTGCGAACAAGTCTAGCACGCGGTAATAATTCTTGTGGAACTCGCTACAACTGAACTCTGGCAATATGTAGCGCGCGAAATTAAGCAGCCGTTTACGTGCCGCGGCTATCACAAACAATTCGGGGTTAATGCGAAGTGCGTTTATTAGCTTGTCTTTATCCATGTTTTGTAAAGTTTTAAGCAAAAAGGGGCGAAAAATACTTATCGCTGATTATCAACAACTTAGTATCAATCGCCCCCAAGGGGAGATAAAGGGAGTTTGTAAAAATAATTAAAAACTTTTTTCACCTACTTTCGGCGTGCCTTTGACATAGTGCTCACAATCATGCGCGTTTGTCCTACGTAATATGTAAGCCTTTGAGTATGGGCAAGTTAGACAAATTGGGTTGCCCTCTAAGTCTATATGCTGCCATTTCATCACCCATGTAGCGTGCGCGCACTCTCTGCACAGCTGCACCGCCTTTTCGGCTTTTGTCCTCCCCTTTGGCGTTGTCCTAAATCCTCTTACCATTAAAAAAGCTCCCTTATTTCTTGTTATTGTCTTCCTCCTCCCTAGCATCTTGCAAGGCATCAGCAATGTTACACAGAATATCATCCGAAATGCCCTCAAAGTGGTATTCGTTTAGTTCCTCTTTGGGCTTGTCCGTAATATCTTCACTTTGAATGTTTTGTTTGTTCTGCCACTTCTGTGGTGCTATGTTACACAACGCGAATATAAGCGCGGCCGTATCGGGTGAGTAGCTTTTTTCGCGCTCTTTCTTGCGCTTGACTATCATATTGCCGTCCTTGTCTTGTGTGTACTCTGTTTCTGTTTCCATTTCAGTGTAGCCCGTTGCTTTTTTCCAAAGAGCATTTTCTAATTTATGCTGCAAAGTTTCCCTATACTTCTCATGGGCTTTTCTTACAAGGTCTGCAAACTCACTTTTCTCGGCTCGCCACTGATAAAAAGTTTTCTCTTTCACGCCTGCCTTTACACACGCCTGTACTTGCGTATCGCCTGCGGCTATCGCATCAAAGATAATTTTCTTTACTTCTTTCGTATATTTCATAACTAACCCCTTGTTACTTAATTGTTTATGTATAATTCAGACCTATGTTAGACTATTCTTGCCCCGTCCGCCTAAACTCGTCACGCCTAATTCTCAATAACTCTGCGTGTCCTCTGTCTAGTTCCTCTACTTTCTTTAACTCGGCATCTGATAAATTCCATATCCTCATATCTGAATTTATCAAAGGTTAACTGAAAATCACACATACACTCTTCAACATCCTTGCCAAATACCTTACTAAGCAATATGGCTATTTCTTCATTTTTCTCTTCATTTAGAGTTAACCAATTTTTTTCTATCATCTTTTTTGTTTTTACTTCTATTAATTTACCTTTTTATTAATGCAAATATAGTGATTTTCTTTCACTTATCAAAGTTTTTAAGGCATATAAAGCGCAAGCAAACTTGCCAAAATAATACCCCTAGACACATATCTACACAAATATCAATTCCGTTAATAACCGCAATAGAAATGTAAGGCGTTACAATCTTGTTTTTGCCTAGATTTTTGACATTAAAACAAAAGCCCGTTCGCCCTATCTGCGTTATCTTTGTCATCATCGCAAATTCGCATTTCCAAGTTATAAATGTTGTCCTTATATTGGCGCATTGAACGTTCACCATTATTTTTAGCATCGTTGTAAATCATAACAATTTTGTTATATTCAACGAAATAACCAACGACCCAGCAGACAAACGTTTTATTGTTGAACTTGTTGCGAACAATAAGTTTTGTACCAACATCAAAAGGGGCGCAACGCTCTATGTATGCTGCATCCAAGTCTTTTTGCTTTGAATACAAAGCCTTTATTTGATTTTCAATTTCTCGCGACTTTTGCAAGTATTCTTGTTCTAATTCTTGTTCTATCATTGTCGTAATTGTTTAGTTTTCTTTGCTTTTCTTTCGCACCTCGTTAGAAAGATACTGCGCATCACTTAGAATTTGCCTGAATGATTGGCTTTTGTCTATGTGTTGGGCAAGTGATGTGATTAGGGGGTGTGCATTCCCCTCAATTGATGTGAAAATATCACTTTTCCCATCCTCTTTGCACTCGTTGACTATAACAATAATACTGTTATTTTCGTTCTTTGCCAACCACTCCCTTATTTGCCCATAATATATTTTTTCAAATTCCATAACTCACGTGTTTTCTTTAATTGATTGGACACTTTGGCGTACGTTCTCGATGCTTGTTTTTGCGAAACGCAAATAAGTCTTACATGAGAACAATTGCTCCCTTACTTTCTTCTCATCGCGCGACATCTTCGTGCGCCTAACGCTAGCGGACTTGTTCAACTCATTACGCTGCCTTTCAACGGCGGCCATAAGTTCTTTTATTCCGCTTTCGATTTTCTTTAATTCGTTTTCCATCTTTTTTTATTTATTGAGTAATTCAAAATCTTCTTTATCGACTTTGCAAACTTTCGGATATTCAACAATATCGCCCTTTTCAAAAATGGCATTAAAAATACCCAATTGCCCTTTTATTGGCAACTCTACAACTCGTTTGGGATTTCTGACAAGCCACCCCCAGCCCGTTTTTATATCCGCACGGCGCGCGCGTGGTATTCGTGTCTTGTCCCAGTCTTCTTGTGTAAAGTCTTCCACACGCTTAACGCCGTACACCTCAACAAATCCAAGCACACAGCCACTTTGCATGTTTGGAATTTTTGGCGACTTACTGCTACAAATCAGTAATTTACCCCTGTAAGATGTGCATCTGCTGCGCACCTCTATGCTTTTGAAACCATACGAGTTGCCATCATCGTCTTCATAGGCGATGTTAACCAAATCATTTGCAAATGGCTGCTTAACGCTTAACGCTCTAAACACATCATGTTTAAGTGCATCATATTCTGTTATATCTATCTGCATAGCCATTTAATTAAAATGGTAAATCATCTGAATTGCCTTGCGCCGCCTGTGTGGGCTGTGCCACTTGTTGCACTTGTGCCGTTTGCGCCGGCTGTTGTTGTGGTGCGGCCGCCGCGAATGGCTCTGGCGATGGTTGTTTTGGCTTTGGCGTTAACAACTCCAAACTATTGGCAATAACCTCCGTAAAGTATTGCTTAACGCCATTCGCCTCGTACTCTCGATAATGGTTGCGCCCCTCGATGTAGAGTTTATCGCCCTTATGAACATACTTCTCTACGATTTCGGCTAATGGCGTGTATAATACCACGTTGTGCCACTCTGTCACGCTGTTAACCTTTGTGCCGTCTTTCTTTGTGTATTCAGGCGTTGAGGTAGCTAACGATATTTGCGCGGCTTTTCGCCCATCGTCAAAAGTGTACATTTTAGGGGCATTTCCAACATTACCCAGTAATATAACTTTATTGATTGCCATAATCAGAACATTTTAAAGATTGTGCTAACAACGTCTACCAGTGTGTAGACATAACAGAATAGGGTCAAAAGAACAAAACCCCAAAACACCAATTTGTAACCATTTTCAGCTTTCATTTTTCTCTTATTGTTAGATAATAAACAACGAAAACCACGATAAAGGCGATAAGCCCAAATATGTTTTCTATTAACTTGTCACTCATGTTATTTGAATTTCACCCCGTCCAACAAGTACTCTTTCTTATCATTGCTCCACCCTGCTGCATCATTGACGGCTTTTCGGTCGTGGTCGTTGACAAACTCACAGAACCAACCGCCAAGAATGGCCTCACGAAGTAAGCGCACTTGTTTGCCTAGGAGTAGATTTTTATACTTGAAATAGCCGCTATTTGGGTTAACGAACGCTATTCGGCGTACATCCTCACTTTGCGGCCTTTCCTTTCTCATTTCGCGTTGGAATTTACGTGGCGCAAAGTCCGCGCGAACGCTACGCCTTGATATTTCGGCGTAATTAGGCTTGTTAACCCTCATTCTCTGCCCTTTCCCTCGCTTGAACAATGAACTCCTCCACCGTACTCGATAGGGTTTTGTAATATTTCTCTGCCGTTCCTCTTACAAATTCGGCGTTTTCGGGCGATAGATAAACCATTATCGAGGTTTTGCCCAATTTCTTTCTTCCTGCGCGCTTACGCGCACCACCTCTTTTATTTTCCATATTGATTTTTTTATATACGACAAAGCTACTAGCCATTTACAGCTAGTAGCATATAGTTATAGTAGTGTCACTTTGAGAAAAGTGAACGTAAAACCTTGTGGCAACTCGGTGCATCCCTCTGGCAGTCGGCCGCCAACCAACTGGGCGACAAACAACTCATCGCCTTTTTCCAATTTAAGGCTCATCCTGTTGAAAGGAACGCCCAAAACGGCCGCGGTATCGGGGTGACCAACGGCAGACACGGCCGTTGCTTTTGCACCATTAAACTCCCCCTCACTAACGGGGGTTATAATAACTTTCTGCTCCTTGCTCGTGTCTAGCATCTGCAAGGAAAAGGCATTGCTAATATACTTCTTCATCTTTTTTGAAATTTAAAAATTATGGCGCGAATTTGATAAGGCTCGCGCCATTGGCCTTTTTGATGTGCTTTTTGTCCTTATTCGCTGTGTGGCATAACACAGAATAGGCAGCCTATTCGGGTACATTCCTACGTACCCATCCGCGGCTTAAATTATCGAAACTAGGCATACGGAACTTATGGCCACAAACCGTAAGATTTCGCCCTACCCTTACATCAATAACCGCCAACCAACTATCCCTCTCATCGAGAATGCCGCCTGCGGCATCGGCTAGGCAAAGCCACCAAAGGTCGGAATTTTTTGCCGCCTTAAAGTTCAAAAAGTTCGTCATAGTTAGTTCCTCCATCTTTTTTATAAAAAAAATGCGGTGTCAAAAACACTAAAAACACCGCGCGGGGCATTCGCTTAGCCCAAGCCGTGGGCTTGCCCTTTGCCGCTTGCTTAGCCGCCAAACCACTAGCTTTCATAGTCGGCGAACGTTGCGGATTTCAGCTTTCAGCGCATTGCTGACCTGCGCCAAGGGCGTCCCCTTGGTATGCTGCACATGTGAACATGTGCTATATCGTGCGCATTCAACACGAATTGAGTAGAGTTCTAATAGACTTCTCTCAATAATAGCCCCAACTTTACAGGCTAGTGTCCGCATGTGCGAAGTTCCTCTTTTTTAGCGCGTGGTGAGTTCCACGCCCCGACACATAGGCATCAGCCACTTTAAGCGGTTATCTTTTCAGGCTTTCAACCGCACCCTTTCGGGCTAACATCAACGCGCATACAACGTTTTGCGTTGGTAGTGTCATGCAGACCGCTCAACATAGCACAATGCCTTAGTCTTCTTTGTGTTTTTACTCGTCCGTCCCTGCATCGACTTCCGAAACCATTTATACTTTGGCAAGTTTTTTGTGTGACCTCGAAACAAGCTTTGTATGTGTGTTTCTTAATCACAATGCAAAGGTAAGAACTATCTTTGAAACCTGCAAGCAAAAAACAAACAAATATCGTTATTTTGAATTTCGTTAACACAAATACCCATCAAAACGAGCTTTGTTTACATTCTATAACAATTAAGCATATCTAAGGCCGCCAAAACTCTCTATATTCCTCGGTAAGCTGCTCAATGGTCATAACATTGCGCGGATATATGCGCATTGCTTTCCTGTCACCTGTCTCCCATTGTGTGTGATGCTTGAAACAAAGTACATTGACATTTCTAACATCGTGCGCCATTTCGGGGAATGCTCCGCGCGTGCGTATGTGCGATATGTAGACGGCCGAATAATTGCCAAGCGGCCGCATGCACTCTTGGCAGATGTGCGGATATATGCGCCAACAATAGCGGTAAAACTTCTCATTCTCGGCCATTGAATGCCCATGCCCGAATAAATGCCGCTGCACATCCATGCGCACACTTACAGGCATTTCAAATCGTCTGTCAATAAGTGGCTCAAAGCCTTTATCGCGCGCGTACAGATAACACGCTAAATTTTCTATTAGTATGGCCATGTTTATAACATAAAGGCGGAGCGAAATGCCCCGCCAATGTGATTAATAGTTGTCTTCTTCTGTTTGGTCGCCTTGTTCGCCCTCCCCTTGGTCTTCACCAAATAGGGATAATTCGGCCTTTTTGCCCATAAAAAGAAACTCGTAAACCTCGTTTTCAATTTCGTAAACAATGTTCTCAAGTTCCTCTTCAAAGCCCCACGTTTCGCTGTCAAAACGAATGCGCGGCGTATTGATTGCCACTTTCTGACCGTTGGCCACCTCATAAACGGATGTGATAACAACGCCTACTTTATCGTCTTTGCCGCTCAACGAAATTCCGCGCACCTCAATTTTGTTCAGACATTCTTGCGCAAAATCATCGCCCAAAGCTTTTTGCCCCTCGGTCGCCTTAAACTCGTCCGTTTCCATCAGAGTTTTAAAACTCGTGATATTGAATATCCTGCCTACAATTGGCCGCAATTCTTGGAAAAGTTCTCTAAGTTCTTTTTGAACGTCTTGCGCGCATTCGTCATGATGCTTGTTTAGATAGTTGGCATTGCCGTCTTGCTCACTGACTTCATAATGAACGTCTAGACCGCCACCACTGGCAAGCTTAGCCTTTGACAAAGTAAACGCCTTTTTACTCGGAATTGGCTTTTTGTTTTCTTTTTCCATGTTTTTTATTTTTAATGTATTTAAAATCACCTGCCACCTCTCGCGCATCTAATTTCATACGCAGTTCAATGGCCAAACACTCTAATGTGTCAATTTTTCGCCTTACGCTTTGTGTTTCTGTTTCGTCCGAAAAGCGAATATCTAAGTATTGTGTTAGCAATTTATCAGATAATTCTCTTTCTGAAACTTCACTCCCCTTATTCTCTTTGACTATATCAACCATAATGCAGAATAATGCACAAGCGATAACAGCCATCACAAGGAGAATGAAAGCAAAAGCGGCATGAACAATGAACTCCATTAAAACTTATCCTCCCCCCACAAACTTTCGCCCTGCAAAAGCGGATTTTGGGGCTTTTCTTCTGTCACATTTTCAGAACTCGAAACGACCTCTTTTGCATTCTTTTCCGCATCGTCAAAAAGCCCTTTTGCCTTAACGATTTTTGTTTTCGGGATGCTCGAAGACTTTTTTGTGTCGCTCTTTTTCTGCGTGCCGTCCTCGTTGTACTCTTTTTGCTCCAACTTGACAAAGCCCAGTTCTACAATAATCGGCAAGCACTCTGCAAGTGCCTTGACGTCCTCGCCTGCATCGTGCGCGCCGAACTTTTTACCATCGAAACAACGCGCATAAAGTTCCTCCAATGTAGGGAATTTAATGCGGTTACTATTCGGGAATGTAGCACCAACAAACTTCATCGTTTTCATCATGGTGTCAATTCGCTTGCCCTTGAACAAAGCCCCCTCTACCTTGCTATCATAGTACTCCTTACCTAGATAGCGCATAATGTTGGCCTTAATTATTGACGTGTCAAAATATATATTGTGCGCACAGATTAACGGCGATGCCGTACAATCCTGCACAAATTCCTGCACAACGTCCTCGAACAAACGCCCCTCGCGCATCGCCAATTCTGTCGACACACCATGTATTTCAGTCGTTTCCTTTGGAATTTCAAAGGCTATTCCTTTGGGCGTAATTGGCTTGATTAAGTGCTTTTTCAACACACCATCTTTCAGCCATGCGAATTGTACTACAAAGGGGAATTTGTCAAAATCTACATCCCATTTCAAACCTTTTTCAGGCACTCCCGTTGTTTCCACATCAAAAAACAACACATCTTTAATTTTGTACTCCATCTTTTTAAAATTTGAAAGTTAAATCTAAATTCTTTATATACTTCGTGTATGCCTTACGTGTGAGCCATTCGCACCCACATTTTAGGCACTTGACACGGCTAAACCCTTTCGGCGTATAACGATAGTGGTTTATGCGCCAACTATTTAAGGGGTAAAATCTAGGCTTTTGGCCACACTTGCAAAACATATTATAAATCTTCTATTTGTTTGCGCAAATCCTCTCGTTTTTTCCTGTTTTCCTCAATTAAGTCCTTGCGCAATTTTTTCAAAAACTCATCAGAAACTGAAATTTCTTCTTTACCCATAAATACTTTTAGTGTGAAATTGTCGCGCAAAAACTTGTCTTCCATTTTTGCCTTCTCGTACTTCTCACACAGATATGCTGCTTTTTTACGATTTTCTATTTTCATATATTACATTTCGTTTAATTCCTCACACAATGATTTTTTTATTGCTTTGTACTCTCTCATTAGCACTCTGCGAACGGCCTCCGCTTGATTGCCGAAAAGTTTTATTTCTTCTCCACCTACTATTACTCTAATTGCATGTTTCTCACGCAACGAATATTCAGCCTCCTCTATACTTATAAAATCCTCTATAAGGGATTTTGTACGATATACATTTTCGGTTTTCATAACTACAACATTTTTGGGTCTTCGATGTAAACATTTAAGTTTTCGGCGGCAAACTGCTTGATTGTATCAATATGCTCAATCAACTCGGCGTTTGAACAATCATTTATTTGCCTTAATTCAGAAAAATATTTGCCCGAAATTTCGTCTATTTTTTCAATCTGCATTATCGGGCTGTTTTGGCGCAAAAAGAGTTCTGTGTCTTTTTCTGTTTTTCGCTCGCCAGTTTCTGCCAATGCCTGCCTAACGGACGGCACGACACTATTATAATAGTAAGCCTTTAATGCCGCACTGCTCGACTTTGGAGCGACAAAAAAACGCGCTACAATTCGCTCGCCTTTATGCTGTTTGAAAAATTCGTTTAACTCTCCCATATACATGGAGAGTTTGCCTGAATTATTGATTATCCCCGTTGCGGACATTTCTCTCGGTTTCATTTTCTTGTAATTGCTTGATTGTTTTTCTTGCAGCATCCTCGCATAGTTCCTTAATGAATTGGCGCGAATTGCTCGACAACTTGCTTTTCTTGTTGAGAATTGCGGCGTACTCTATTGTAAGATAGGCGGCATCTAAATTAATGTAGTCAATAGGATGCCTTTTAAGTTCGTATTTATCATATAGGCCGCTTTTTTGCTTGCGCTCGTTCTGCAAGTCTGAAACTACCTTTTTCAAAGTTCTATTAAATTCGGAACTTAAAAGCAATTCCTTAACGGACATTTCTTTTACTGATTTTGCCTTTTTGACAACAATTGTGTTAACTGCCATCTTCTTGGACTTTCTTTTGCTCACCATAATTTTTGCAATTAAATTGTTTATCTTCTCATTCTCACAAGATTTTCAAAAGCTGTAATATATTGCACATTGTTAGCGCATTGGGGTATTGCCAAGGCTTTTAGTTTCAATTTATCTTGCTGTTTTTTCTCTGATTTTTCAAAGAACGCGCGTATTGCCCTAACAAATGGCTTTGATGCCCAAAAAGGCAAAATCTTAAATTCGGGGCTTAAATAAAATTCCGTCAATTCGTCACACTTTGAATATTTCTCAAAAACGAAATTAGCATCACGTACTTTTTTCGTTTCAAATGGATTTTGCGGAAACAAAATAACTGCGTAAGATAATTGTATTTTGTATTTGTTGATATATTTTTTCAACTCGACATAAACACCGCCTTTCTTCTGTACATTGTATTGAAAGAACTCGCCATTACGCCACTGCGATTGACATTTGTTTAAAACAATCATTGCCTTTTCGGCATTCTTGCCACGCATAACAACAAAATATATTGGTAGACCTAATTTTTTGCATGCCGCAAACCTGTGTTGCCCGTCAATAATTCTGAAATCTTCGCTAACTATAATCGGCGAATACATTGTTAAGTCAAAATCTTGTATCGACTTGACAAGCGCGTTTGTCTTCTTAACATCGCGGTTGCCGTCCAATTTCTTAAACAGCCTGTAATCTGTCGTTTTCTGTATTTCCATTTTGTTTCATCTTTTCATGTGGGTGGGGAATTTCACCCCACCCGAAATAACTAATCTTCTGTGTATTCCTCTACTTGCATGGTTTCTTGACCGCGCTTAACGTTCTCGATAAATCCTTGGAAACCATTTGCTTTTGCCACGTCTAGGATGGTCTTTAACCGCTTTGCGCCTAGGCTTTCGCCGCGCGCAATTCTGAACACCTTAACCATTGGGTTGGCTGCGATAATCAATTTGGCAGCCACTTCCATTTTTTGGCTATCGCTCACAACGCCATCCATGAACGGCATATTGTTCAGTGTTAAGCCATCTTCTGAAAATGATAGGCCACTAATAGGCAAGTTCGCTTTTTCGATAAGTTCTTTGCGCTCGGCCTGTAACTTCTCTACTTCTCCGCCCAAATTGTCAAAATTGGCCTGCACCTTGTCCAGTTCGCCTTTACGTTTCAAATAATCTTCAACAATAGCACACTTCTCGTTATGTGCTTGCGCCTGTGCTATTGCATCAGTGTCGGCCGCCGTTCTGATTGTGCTTTCGTAGTCTTTCAACCAACTTTCACAATTGGCCTTGCGCTCCTCGGCATCAGCTTTCTCGGCGGCAATCTCTTTTTGCTCATTCTCATAAGCCTCGAACGCCATTGTATTGCGCTTGTCCAGTTCTTGTTTAAGTTGGTTAAAGCGTTCTTGCGCTATTCTCAACTCATCTTCGATAGCCGCTTTCGTTTGCTCATACTTAGCCTTTGCGCCCTCTATTTTTTGAGGAATGGCGGCCAATTGGTCAACTCTTTCTTGCAACTTACTGCGCACTAGTGTTGCTTTTGCATCATTTTGAGCCTGTTCTTGCTGAACTTTTAACAAGTCCGAAACGTCTAAACGCGTGGTGTATTTCTTTTCGTCACCAACCTCAAGCCCTTGTTTGCTTGCTTTTACTTGCGCCGAAAGCAGCTTAATATCGCGGTTCAAATCGGTACGTTCTGCCTTTTTGGCCTTAACATCCGCATCTATTTCGTTAATGCGGTCTTGTACTTTTTGGGGCAAAAGACTTTTTACAACTTCGATTTGCTTGCGCCGCCCCTCGGCCGTTTCGCTCCACGAGCAGAACTCCACAGCATCAAAGTTTTGATAACCAAACAACTCTTGCAACATAGACACGTTGCTGCTTTGTAATTTGTCGCCTTTGATAGACAGCACTCCACGTGGGTTGGCCTTTGTAAATTTCAAACTTACTTCGTACTCTTTACCGCTATCGCCAACAACCATCTTGGCAAAGCCTTTTTCTTCACCCTTGCGCAAAACGGCATCGCGCTCACCTGTAAGTAGCGCACCAATTGCTTTCAATAACGTTGACTTGCCCAACTCGTTATCTCCGGTAATGAAATACACATTACCCTCAAAATCTGCGTTGAACTCCTTAATTACTTGGAAGTTCAATAACTCTAATTTCTTAATGTACATATTTTATCATCTTTTTTGTGAGCGTTTTCGCTCGATTAATATAATAGGTTATACCCCACGGCTTTTGCCGTGAGGTATGTTATTGCTTAGTCCTCGGTAACCTCTACTGTGTAGAGATAATCGTCTGTGTTACCTGAACAAGAGAACTCTCTTATTGTTACATAGATTGTTGTCTGCCAATCTCCGTTAATCTCGCCATCGAGTTGGAATTGTTGAGCCGTTCTGTCGCTCATTTCCTTGCCAAAGAAAGTAAGGAAAAAAGTTTTTGCCTCTTGCTCATCGGCTACTACATAGTAGCCAAATCGTTTCATCTGCTCTTTTACCTGCTTTTCAACCTCGTTTGCCGTTGTTGCGGTAATCTGCTCTACGATAACTAAATTTTTCATCTTTTTATTTTTTTATTTGTTTCACGGAAACTGCCGTGCCAGTCGTGTTGTTTATTAATCACATTGCAAAGTTACTAATAATTTTCAAACCGCCAAAATTTTTAAGCATTATTTTTCGAGAAAATCGCATTTTGCATTAAAAATAGTTAGTTGTGCGTTGAAAAAGCGGTTTAAAATCTCGTCAATCTCTTTTTCTTGCATTTCTCGCTTTGCCTGTAATTCCTCAATTCTAGCCGCGCGCCGCTGTGTGTGGCGCAATTGGCGAACTTTGTTCAGAAATTCGGCGAATGAAATAATACTATTATCGTACATCGCATTATTATCAATGATATTGCGACACATGTGACACAGATTTTCGCGTGTTAATGTGTCAAAGTGGCTTACATCACGGGTTAATCTCCTATTGTCCATAACTAGAATAACTTATTATGTGTATTACGTGGTATATTCTCTAACACCCAACTCAAATCATTGCTTAAAACAACTCTGCCAAAGTGCATAATTAACAGCGCATCAGCATTCCAAAGAGTGACCTTAACGCCCTTGTAAAGGTCTTGCGCGACCTCCTTGTAGCGTTTCTTTCTTTCGCTTTTCTCCTCGTAACGGCCTACCTTACGAAGATTAAGCCTACTTTGCCATTTCATTGGATGCACAAGGCAGTAAGGCACATCCAACAGAGTTAACACGGCCTTTATCTGCTCGAAGTTGGCGAGCATGGTCTGAATACGGAACAACTTACCTCTGTTTTCCTCCGCATCGTCTAGGCGTACATTTAGCTTTTCGACAAATACAATTGGATTGGTAAAACCTTTGTAATAGGCAATGAAATCGCGCAAATCGCGCAAGTCCTTTGGCATTCTTACGCACTTTGGCGTTTCTTTGGGTCGAAATACACAAATGCCCCCATTACTTGCACCGGGGTCAATTGCAATGATACAATTAATTGATAAATTCTTTTTCTCCATAATGCTATAATTTACTTTCATTCTGCAAAACTATATAATCAGTGATTTGAATTTCATCGCTTAATAACTCGTCAAAGCATTCAACTATTGCCCTATATTGTGCGAATTTGACCGCGCCAGTCTTAACAGCATCATGCTCCACGCCCCTAGCCTTTATTATTCCTGCCTGAAAGGGCTTTATTATGTTCATTGCGATTTGCTTGCGAACTTCTGCCATTGACCGCTTTAAATCATCGTCAGACAAAACGGTCGTGATAAATCCTAGATTGTGCAATATGCTATATAGCATTATTTGTTGAGGCGCGCTCAAATCCAGCATGTAGCCACGATATTTGTAATGATAGAAAGCATACACAAGCAGCTTACGGAACTTGTTTTGTGCCAATTCGGCAGAATTGTCGGCAATGGCTATCGTAGAAGTGCTTTTAAACACCTTTTCAAAAACGCATCCCTGCTTTTCTTGATACGCGTGCAAAATCTTTGCGAAATACTCCGCATTGAAATTTTGGTAATGCCCCCTATCTGCTTTGCCGTCTTTGTTTTTCGGCAAAAACACATCTAGTTCGCCTATTGCCGTCAACTCAAATGCTAGCTTAATATCGTTCAAAGTCAAATTGGCGAAATACTTGCGCAATATATCCAATATGCGCGTTTGGATGTATTGCCAATCGTTGTCATTAGGCAAGGTGTAGCCCACATCTTTCGCAATATACTTGAAAAGTGGCTTAATGGTCTGTGCCAGTTCGGCCACATTCTCGTACTCGCCAATCTGCCGTTTTACGCTCGCGCCCCAAATCTCCCGTTCTTGCTCTGAAAGCCCCGACACACTTTCGGGCAATGCGGCCAATGCCCTGCGCACCTCGATAGCCTTTCGGCCTGCCTTTGGATAACGCACCATTAAAGCGGCATTTTTGCGCATTTCGGGCAAATTCTTGCTTATAATTATCTCATTCATACACACTACATTTTTAAGAATTGTAAAGCCTCATCCGCTATAACGGCATCCGCCCTATATTGCGATTTCTTGTGCAGCTTATTGCGCTCAATATCTGTGCGAATAAAACTCCTAATAGTGGCTAACCATCCGTTTTCCGTTCTTTTGGTATTGCTACTATCGCTCCAATCGCGCACGGCGTGATAGTAATATACTAAATCAACTTCCTCGTATTCGACACCTGCGAATTTTCCTAAAACAAAATCAATATCCGCCAAAACCGAATTTTCGGAAAAAAGCGTTTTTTTGTTCTTATTATAATTTTCTTTTGTATCTATACTATTATCTTTTGTATATGCCCCCCCGTTTTTTGTGGGGGCTGTATTTTCAGTGGGCGAGTTTTTTGGGGGGGCTGTACATTCAGTGTCGCCTTTTTTTGGGGGGGCTGTATTATCGTCAAAAAGACTAGGCTCTTTTGGCTTTCTTTCAATCTCGCCAAACACGCCTGCCACATCACTTACATAATACCTTTGACCCTTTAAGCGACCGTTTTCGTGGTATGCCTTGCGCATACAATAACCTAGGTCAATAAGTTCGCGGAATGCCCTTAAAATACGGCTTTCTTTTTCGCCGAACTTGTCGGCCACTTGCGCTACACTCACCTGCCAATCTTTTGGCAGACTTAACAAATAACACAAAAGACCTTTCGCAAAAAACGTCATATTCGTATCTTGCAGAATATCGTTGTTGAAAATGGTAAAGTTACCGCCGCTATTATGGCGGATAATTAAGTGATTTTGTTCCATAACTTTGAAAAGAAAAACCCCCATCAACAAAGGCCATCACACACTTTGAAGATAGGGGAAAAGTTGCACTGCAAATATTTTTCGCTTATTGTGATGGAATAAGCCTATTAATTTCTTTTAAAATTGCCACCCACCTAGAAAAGATGAAACAAAACTAAGTGGAGTGGCCACATGAAGGAAGTTTATCGTCTTTATGTATGTGCAAAGATAGTAAATAATATCCTACCTTACAAGCATTTCTACAAATTATTTTCATTCTATCTTTGAAATTGGTGCATTTATTGGTAAAAATGCCTGCTTAACTAATGCCACATTGTCCTCGCTTTCGTTCGGCACAAGCGAAACAACTGGGTAACGGCTATTGTTGTTAGGCTTTTGCGATGTGGCAAATTTAACGTTCAAATCAAAGATTATTCCACGCACAAAGCCTTTTTCTTGCAGAATTGCATCAAATGTATTGCGTACTTGTGGGATGCTGCTTGCCGCGCCCTTGGTCGTGAACGTCCACACGCCTGCCACACCTCGCACGGATGGGATAACAAAAGTTAGCGTTAAAATTACGTTCCACCCATCAAACCCAGCGCGCACGCTCCTATTAGGGTACTTTTTGGCTATTCCTGCCATTAGGTTAGGATAGTCATCGATGCTGTAAGATACATACTTTTGGCCGTTCCATACATTGAACATTTGGCCGTCACCATAAGCCACAAGGCCGCCAGCATCGTCCCTATACTCATAGCGTTCGGCGCATACTTTTTCGGGCGAATTGTCTGGAAAAACAATTTGAATGGTTGAGGGCTTTTCGCCGAATGCTTTTGTAAACAAAGCTGCATACTTGCCGCTTGGTATGAAAAAATCGGTACTTGTAGGGTATTCCTTACCATTTCGGCCAACAACTTTTTTGCCCACATGCAAAGAGCCTATTCTCGGCAAGGCTAACCCCTTATCGGGGCTAGGCCGTTTTATTCGTCCGTCCATATCTACATATCACTTAAATCAAGTTTCAAGCTTGTGCTAATTCTCTCACTTTCGTTCTTTTCGGCTTGTTTTTGTGCCGAATTTAACGTTTTGCATTCTGAATTTAACACATTTCGTTCATTCTCTGTATCTTCTGTAATAACGTCACTCTCCGAAATTGCCTTATCATCGTTCGGCTTATCATCCTTGTTTGACTTTGTTTTTATCAGTTCAGAAAGTGACAAACTAATAATGTTACTCGTTAAGTCGTTGGTGTCGAGCGAAACAACGCCGCTGCACGCTACAAAGGTGTTATCGCGCTTTTTGTCCTCAATTTTGGCCAGCCCCAACAAATGCGGTATCTTCAACTTCTCAACGCTGTCCGTTTGGTCTTTAAGCGAATAAGTAGGGTACTTTCGCCAATCTTTCGGGGCGAAATTAAACACTTTTTCAATTGGATGCTTTTCAAAATTAACCTCCCAAAGCATCTTATATAAGTGCAATTGCACTTCATAATCTGGGTAAAATCCTTTACGGCCGCTCTTAAAGTCAACTATTGCGGTTATTCGCTTATCGCTACCTTTGGCCGCGGCCATCGTGCAAGGCAAATCAATCATGCCCGCATAGCTATATATTGGATGCACGAGCGCAATCTCAACGGCCAATGGCTTAACGTCATAATCAAGTACAAATTGAGCAAATGCCAATACATCTTTTTTCAACTCGTCTGTGTAATGTATGAAATCATCGGGCAAACGATTGTACTCGATGTATTTGCGCAACTCGTCTTTAAGGCCGTCCAAATCGTACGTACGTTGTATAAGCAATTTTTCAAATTGCGCGTGCATGAATGTGCCGTAATTCGCACGCTCCATCTTGTACCGCTCTGCCTCGTCAAATCCCTTGTCCGCTATCCACTTTGTTAAGTAAGGGTTATTCGGCATGGTTTGACTTAAAATTGTGGTAACGCTCGGATAGAATTGTGGCTCTCCGTCTTCGTTAAATCTGTAATAATAGCGATGCCCATTACTATTCAATTGGAATACCCTGTAAGGCGGCTCAACAAGGGCATCCTTGTCAAAGAAAATACTTTTTATTTCCTCACTCGTCACGCCTTGCAGTAGTTCAACCACTTGACTTTTTTCTTGCTCTACTTCTGCGAATGGCGGAATTTGCTCGCCTTGTCCGCTAATTGCGCCCATCATGTTGGGCATGTTTTCTTTTTGTTCCATCTTTATTTTATTTTTCGTTTTCCTCAATTTCGGAATTTACAAAGGCCATACCCACACAGCCAATTACGGCCAATATAAGCAATCCGCCATTTAGTGGCGATAATAACACGCACGATGTTATAAGAATATACAGCATATTGCGTATTATCTGCAATTGGTGCGCACCGCACACCACATCGCACACTTTCTTAAACAGCTTATTCATCGCTCAACCCAAACAAGAAATCTGCAGAGCATTCCAATTCCTCACAGATTATTTTTACCCATTCGGGCGCAATGTAACATATACGTCCACCCAATAACTTTGTCATATTGACCTGTTGCGAGGATGGTGTGCCTTTCGGCCACAACTTGGCGGCAAGGTCTTTTTTGAAAACCTTTTTACCTTTCATTTCAGCCTTAATAAAGGCTTTTTTTAATAAGAAGTCTTTTCTTTCCATATATTTTTTTATCTATAAAATTTACAACCACAATCACGACACTCGTACAACTCCCATTTTGTGGTAATTTCGGGTTCTGTGTCGCGGTCGATTTGGTGCGAGGTGTACTCACCATCAATAACCTCGCAATCTCCGCCACATTCGGGGCATATACTATCGCCCATAATTGTACACTGCATCAAATTTGCAAAGTCCTCACAAGTAGGCTTACTTATGCCTATTTCTTTGAAAACTCCACAAACCAAAAGAAAAGGGGTGTTTTCGGCGATGTTATCCTTTATTTTTCTCCCCTTTAAATATTCGGAGCAAATTGCGCCTGTGTATAATAAGTAGTCGCATATTCTTTCATTTGCTACATAGTAAGGGCATTTCGCTCGGTTGGCTAACGCCCTTAAAAATCTATCTTTATATATTCGCATTTGTGTCTGTGTAATTTTAGTTTTGTGGCCAAACTATCCGCTCTGTTATTGTTGACAACAGGCGGATAGTGACGTTTTTCTTTGGGCTAATATCCAAATTGGGATGGTGTCCCCATTTTAAGATTTATTACGCGCTTTACTAGTTTTTGGCCTAGTTTGTAGCTGTCGCCACATATACAGCGGCCTACAAAACTATCAAGCGAAATATTTTCGGCGCATATTGTTTTTGTGTGTCCATTGTCAACCAAAATAGTATCGCCAGCTTTTATCGCCATTTTAGAAACTTCTTCAATATCGCAATCAACAATAAAAATACTATTGTTGTGCTTGTAGCTAAAAGCTATGTGGTAGGTGTTCATGTATTTTTTATTTTTAAATTTCTAAGTAACTGCTTAGCCAGTCGTGTCAACCTTAACACAATGCAAAGGTACTACTTTTATTTGAATTACCAAAACTTTTGCGCATTATTTTTAGCCTTGTTGTTATATTTTTCTCATTACACAACAAAATGAAGCCCCCATATCGTTTTACCAATATAGGGGCTTTTGTTATTTAAGGTAGTTCAGTCGTGTAACCAAACAAATATCCTAGGCTTTTCGGTGAAAATACGCGGACTTCGTATGCTCCACTATCAAACTTATATCCATTTCTTTTTTGTGGTAAAAACCACACGCTAGCATTATTTATTCCCTGCATATATGCTACATCACTTTTGTTAGGGGCTATAATCTGCCATTTTGTCATGCCATATAATCTTTTTATGCCCAAATGGTCTTTTTCAATGAAAAGGACAATGTTATTAAGGTGTCCTTTATTTGTTTGGGTAAACAAACGGCTATACCCATTTGAGCGTATAAGCTCTTTTTCTTGTTCTGTCAAACCGCGCATTTCCTTTTCGGTGAATTTCACTTCAAAAAATGCTTTAAATTTATTTTGTTTTGCGAGTATTTTCATAATAATTGCCCGTCATGCCGATAGCGCAGCTTTTTTGTTTTACTTCTTAATTATCGCTAAGGTTCTAATTTCACAACCTTTTTTGAATACGCACTTAAATGCGTTTCTTTTCTCTTGGCGTGAAATTAATTGCCATTCGGCTTGTAATTTCTGTTCTTGTTCTAACGCGAACTTTTTAGCATCGCGGTACAACCTAAATTCTTGGTCGCTAAGAACATCCCAACCATTTAATCTGCTGTCTTCTGTAATTCTAACAATAAACTTTTTCATATTTTTGTTTTTTATTTGTTTCACGGAAACCGCCGTGTCGGTTGTGTTGTTTATTAATCACATTGCAAATGTACAAAGAAAAATCGAATTACCAAAACTTTCGGGCATAATATTTTAGATTTGTGCTGTTTTTAACTTCGTTTAACCAAAACAATAAAGCATAACACTATGCTTATAAATAGTGGCCACATATTATAATGCTAAAAATGGCGAAGTATCTCACGACACTCCGCCACCTAAACCAATTGTATGGTACTTTTCTAACCTCAAAAAACAAATAATATGAAATTACTTAATCAATTGTATGAACTCTATATCGGTAATTGTTGTATTCGGATTGTCACTAACCGCGTTCACCTTTCGGCTTTTGATTTTATTCGTCCGCCAAAACAAAAAACGCTTGTATCGCACTTCCTCGATTATCCGTAACTTATCGTACGTTTGGAGTGTGCCGACAAACTGGCCTTTATTACTAATACAACCATCGAGCAAAAACCACTTATTGGCGGTTGATAAACATCGCAAAGTATCGGTTTTAAAGACCGTATCGCCATGTACATATACTATACTATCGCGCACACGTGTGACTATCCTAGCAGTAGTGCGCGTATTCATGTGCGTTACACTTCCTAGATGTTTGTTTTTAACTTCCATTTCTTTGGCTAACTCGACATCATCGGGGCGATACTTCTTCAAGTCCTCAATAGTAAGCGATAAGCCATGCACACGCACCGCGTTAAGGCTGTCTTTAACCTTGTAACGCTCAACGCTCTGCATAAGCGCGCCTACATTTGCGCGCTGCATGCTTTCTTTTTGCTTGTAGCGGTTTGCTAGCCGCCACCCTATACAATTTGCCACGATAAGGCCAATAATGGCAAGGGCGGCAATTAAATAAATGTATTTTTTAATTTTAGCCATAACTTTACTTTTTAAGAATGTGCTTGTATTCGGGGATAGCATTGAAACACGGACAATCTTTCAAGTATTCCCATTTGTCGATAATTCCGTTTCCGTTTTTGTCGGGGCTGAAATCGCGGTGACCTGCGATTTTCTGAATATTTGGAAAGCGCGCGGCCAATTGTGTCAAAAGCCATTCTAACGCGGCCTTTTGTTCGGGTGTGCGCGTGTCGGCCGGCCTGCCTTGTGCATTAAGGCCGCCCGCGTAACATATTCCAATGCTAGGCGTATTGTAGTTAGGCGTGTGCGCGCCAATTTCGTTAATATACCTGCCTACCTCTATTGTACCATCCTGCAATACTACGAAGTGATAGCCGCAATAGTGGCCGCTCATACGCTGTTTTTTGAAATCGCGCGCCTTGTGCCACTCGTCAATAACACGCACATTGGCCACTACGTTTGCGCGCGTGGCCGTACAATGTACGATAAGATACTTTATTTGGCGGCCACATTGCGCCGTCTTAATGTACTTTTCTAATTCTTCTCTGCTCATTTTACTTTGTTCTTTTTGTCAAATTCAACTTCTTCGGGGTGTTCTCGCTCGTAACGCTCAATTATCTCCTTAACATGCGCCGGCAATGCTCGTGTAAACTCAAAGCGGATAACGTGGTATATGATGTGTAAGACCATTCGGCGCGGATAAGCGATAACTAAGTTTCTGAACGCATTCTGTATATATACATATTCAAATATGTAGCTTAGAGTTTTCACAACGATTAAAGAAACGTTTTTATCACCCTGTAAACTCATAACCGTATATATTACGTATATGATTGTTACGTACAGCAATAATTCGCCTAGCGCGTTTTTGAACTTGCTAAAAGAGAAATTGCGGCATCGCTTAATTGCCACGCCATCGGCGCGCATGCCTGCCCAAATGTTAAATCCAAAAACCAACACTAGCGCGTATATATACATACTAGTTTCTGTGTAATACGCCAATATTGGCGCAATGGTGCTAACTATCAGTAGCCGCACTTGTTCTAACGTGAAAATCTTATCAAACATAATTATAGTATTGTTGTTATGTATATTATCGCAAATGCCGTCACTTCACCAATGTAATACGGCCTAGGTAATTTCAATAGGTAATAAATGCACCATAGCGCGATAATGCCTATTATTGGAATTGGGTGAAAGAATAACGCCCAACCAATGCCGCACACTAGCGCGACAATCGCCCCTACGCTGTGCATCTTCTCTACCTTGTAGTGTGGAGATATTGCCACCATCATAAGGCCAAAGACAGCAAACAACGCTAGAAACTGGACACTTCCACCCTTGTCAAGCATTGGTGGCAATAATAGCCCACCGCTTACGGCTATGGCCGTGGAAAACGCCCACGGCCACTTACCTATATAATAATTGTCACTAACGTATTTCTTTACGCCGTAAGAAAGTGCCATAATGATAAGATAAGCACTTAGTATAATTGCACTCGCTATCGCCATGTTACAAAGTTGTTTTTAGTTTGAGTTTATTCGGATAACCTTTCTTGTAGTCGTAATTGTTGACTTCCTCAATCGACTTTAACAAGCCAACTGCGTGAATGTGCGATTGTGTGCAATTGTAGGCATCATAAGCGTAACGGCCTACTTCATCGAGCAAGGCCAAAGCCAAGTCGCAATTTACTTTCAACTGAACGCCTTGCAGCCAAATCTCGCATTCTTGCTTACCACCACTCTTAACCAGTTCAATGGCCTTGCGCGTGCCTATGCGGTCTTCTCGATTAATCCACGCGTTGAACCCATCGAGAGAAAAAGAGTTGACCTCTGTCGATTTGTCGTACTCCCTTATCTCTTCAATCTTGGCGGCAATAGCCTTTCTTAACTCGTCTTCTGCCGTCTGCATCGGCTCTACATATTGTGTGTAGCCTGCTTTCTCGTACTGCTCGGCTGTTGGGTTGATAACCAACATACCATCTAATACAATTTCATCCTTGGCAAATCTGCCCTTATCATCTACATATCTCATAACTTATTATTTAAATTCGCTCATTGGCCTAATTCTGTCACCGAGGTTTTGAAAATTATGGTCGGCGCGATATTTCTCAACACTTCCGTCAGGCACATACAATTTCCACGTGTTGTTTCCTAATGCAAAATCAAACAAATGCTGGTTGTTTGGCACATTCTTTTGTGGAACTTCAATGGAGTGCATTTTTACCCACTTCAAGTTTTTGCATTCCCAAATTGCGCCATGCCCCCATTTAAAGTTTTGTGCAAGAAATTCAATCCCTATTAACCCAGTCTTATAAATGGATGCCCCAATAATTTCAACTAGACTACTTGGAATAGTCATTGTACCTCCTAGATTTGGGCAATTATAGAAGTCCCTTATAAGATATTTCAAGCCTGTGAAGTATTTTATTTCTTCAAAACTTCTTAGTTCCGTTGAACCGACAAACAAGCCACCTGTTAATGTTTTATTCGCGCTGGGCATCCGCTCTATTGAACGAATATTATTAATAGATAGGCTTTCCAACCTCTCTTTAAAAACTTTTTGCGCGTGTGGGTCAACAAACTGCAATTCTTGTTCTCCCCATGCTTGCCGCATAAGTCTTAGCCTTGTCAAACTCATATTTTTACCCCCCCCGTTTACATTCGTTAACAGACTAAGGAGCAAAACGAATATCATTCTTATCATAGCCATATATCTAAGTTGTTAAAATAAACCACTTCTTAACCATTTCGGCAGCTGTATCGCTGTCGCGAAAATACCTCGCATTGGCTGGTATCTCCATAACTGATAATATCGGAAATTCAGCCAATGGCGTAAAACCATCCTGCCTTATTGATTTAATCAATACTTTATCTTTGTCATAAAATGCCCCATATTTAATAGGGTACTGACCTGTTAGGAGTTTTTTGCAGTCGGCTGGTATCTCATGATAATTTGATGTGTCCCAACCATTATAAGTTTCATCTTTGCCCAAAGCATTAATGTAGCTGTTTTTTACTCCAAGTTCGTTCTTTACACTTTCAGAGCGGTCTACCGCTAATATCTGCATTATCTTCCATCTTCTCATAATTCTACCTCTCCCATGATTATAACGTTATTAACTATGCTAGCTTGGTAGCGTTTGTTCGCGCGAACTGGCGTTACATATTCGTTGTACCACTTCAATGTAGCCGGCAATGATAGGTTTGTTGGTGTGGCTGGCGATTGAAACTCAAAAACGTATTCGTTAACTATATTAGGAACTGCCGCGCCTAGCGTTAATCTTAGTTGCGCCACTTGCCCCCAAACGTGCATCGCATTCGGCGTAAGTGCAAAAGTGGTGTCGGCCGTGCCGTGATTGACTAGCCTTAACCAACCTGTATCTCCCTTATCGCCTTTTTCACCTTTTTGGATAGTTTTAGCATGCTCAACGGCCTCTTGTATCTTCCTTTTCGCATCGTTTACCAGTTCGTCAAAGTTACCACCCTTGCCAACCTCAGCCCAATCGCTTTCGTTTGTCGAAAAACTATCCGCGGTGCAATAATACAATGTGCGTTTGTTTGTAACTTCGTCAACAAGACTAATAAGCATTATCTTATTTTTGAACTCATTACCATCAAGTTGTTGTATAACTCTGCCAATTGTAGTTACACTACCAGTGGGTGAGCCGTTGAATACATCCACCACACTCCCTAAACGCGATTGTAATATTTCAAATGGCTTACTTACCATTTCAGACCATTCAGACCACTCCCCACGATTAACTACACCACCTCCATAGTTGTCCAACCCATAATATCGCCAATACCTGCGTGGGCTGCCATTAATTTCACTGCTATTGTAGCCACTCTTTACTTTTAGCTGCGTTTCAAAGACTTCAATTAAAGTGAAACGGCTTAAATTGCCATATATGCTTAATGTTCCAACGGCGCGACCGTATTGGTTTAGTACAATAATACTTGCATCTTTGTTGTTTTTCAAGAAATTAACAGCATTTTCCACCGACGAGGGGAAATCCTTTAATTCCTCAATTGTCATTGTGGCTTTTTTCGTTGATTGTAGATTAACCCAATCGCTAATATCTATACTCCAACTACTATTTTTGTTATAGTACATCACATATTCGTCAGACGATTTTTCGATAAACTTTATCGTCAAACCGCCCTTTCTGTAAGTTTGCGGCACTTTCGCAATAGCGGCGGCCAACTCAAAGGAATTATCGGCGTTAAGTTCGCTCACGTTTATTTCTGTAACATATTCAGACGAAACAAAGCCGCTTGTATCGACTAACAAAACTTTGTTCCATCCGCCGCCATCAAAGACCAACATAGCCACCTCACCCTTATGCAATTCTAACCCACCATAATTGCGGTAACTTCCACTTTCGGTTGCGAAATAAATACATTTCGCCGAGGTGTCGGGCGTTTGGTTAGCATCTGCCAAACCTTTAATATTGTAGTCACTACCGAACGTGTCAACAAATCTTACAAGGATGTTTTGTAAAATATCTCCCGTTATCTCTTGGCGGCCGTTATTCTTGATAACATTCTTAACGGCATTTTTTAAAGCATCGTACTTATTCATATCTTATTATTTTTGTTTTACAACGTAATTCGTATTGTCTGCATTATTCAACTTCTCGACCTCCATGTTGTCGAAATAATTGATATTGTCTAACTTGTCATTTGTAACTAGCGTTACACTTTGCCCCGCTGGTATTACTCCGACAATCGGCACTACCTCACCATTTACTAAGTAAGCATCGGCCGTTACCTTAACATCATATACTAACGAAGTATCTGCGGCTACTCTTGCCATGTTGTATTTATACACGCTAAATTCCAATATAACATTTGCCGTGCTAACGCCGTTGTCCGTACTGAAATCGTTGTTAAAATCTCCGTTAAAATCTCCACCTTTCAAAATGGTTTGGAAATTACCTATTTTTTTTGCAATTGTAGCCGTTTCAAATTCAATTTCCACACTTGCCAAATCTCCTTGTGTCTGCCACTTTGTTGACATTAAGAATGTATCGCAATCATACTCACGCCCTACTTCATCAGTGATTAACACGTTATCGGCCATTCTAATGAAACGCATGGCATCGCACAGGTATTCGGGCGCAATGAACGTGAATTTGTAAACTTTCTCCGATAACTGCTTTTCGGGGAAAAAGTAGCCATCGCGCGTTTCGCCCTCCTCAACAAACTTATATTCAGGCTTACCAATTTTTGAATTAAGATAAACCACGTTGTGATATTTTAGCCCCGAATAAACTATGCGACCATCTTCAAGCAAAAAATCTTCATTATCCCACCATTCGACCTTTATGTAGCCATCAATAGACGATACATTTGTAAGCATTTCACTGCACCATGTGTCCACACCATCGGATATTTTAATGTAAAAAATTCCTAGGGGTACATTGATGCTCAAAGGCAGATAGGCTGGATATACTATTACGTCATATCCATACAACTCGAATGGCTTAACCACTAGACCCAAAGAAATAATATCATTGGTTATATCGCCTACCAACTCACCATCACGCGTGTATAACTCTACACTCTCTATTCTGTCGTTTCGGTGCGGCCTTACGATTTGAAACGGCAAAAGCATGCTGTTAGGGCTGAATAAATTATATATTGCCCCAAACGCATAACTCTTATTGTGGTTTAGCCATTCTTCTTCTTTTTGGAAAGCAAACGGCGTAAAGTTATTATTCTGTATCATATTTCAGAGTTGCCTTAATCGTCCTACTACACAAATTTACGGATATTTTTTCAAATTGGCCATTGCCTAGTAACGTTTTTACCAATTTACGAGGATTTGGGTCAAAAATTCCAGTTGGGAAAGTTATTGTTTGTTTCTTTTTCTTGTCTACTTTAATAGCGTGATTGTACTCTTTGTTCATAATTATTAACCTAGCTGGCAAATCGTGTCTGTAAAATTTTTCTTGCAAGTAAACAAACGACATATAGCCGTTTTGCAAGGCGTATTTAACATCATCAATTTGTTTCGCATAAAAAGGCAATTCGCGCAATCCATCGACTACTTTTGCATCGACCACCGCAAAGGACATCCAACCATAGCAATGAAACATAATGCTATCTACATCTTTTGGCACATCAATTAGGACTTCTTGCAAGTCATTAGATGCAAACAAACGAATAAATGTACCCTCTTTATCATCACCGCGTAAAAATATTGGGGATAGCCAAAGCCCAGCTTGCTCGACCCCGTTCTCCACATGTTTTTTTACATACATTTTCAGCTTTATGCGATGCCCCCTAATGCCCTTTTTTATGTGATATTTCTTATCTGCTAACCCGTCTTTCTTATTATTATACTGCAAGAAATAGCCGTTATAGTCGCTTTTCGTGGCGGTCGCCTGTACGGCTGCCCTAACAACAAATTCGTCCTTTCCTTTTTTTTTTTGGTTTTATATGTTTTAGTCTACATTGCTT